GGTGATCGGCAAAGCGCTCCAGGACGATGGTCGCGGTGTAATTCATGTCGCCCATGTGCATACCCTGCTCACCCGGCTTCCAGATCAACGCCAGGTTGACCTGATCGGTCCAGCTGTCGAGCTGCTCGGGCGCCACCAGTTGGCGTTCGATCAGGTACGCGGTCAGCGCTTTGAGCTTGGTCATAGCAGTGCCGCCGTAACGCGGCCACGGCCCTGCAGTAACCGAACGGCCTGCTGGCTGAACTGCAGGAATGTTTCGCCACGCTCCGGCACTTCCTTGCCGGTGTTCTCGGCGCTCTCGCGACGGGTCACGGTGGCGAACTGAGTCAGCAAGCTGGCCTTGGCGCGGCAGTACACGGCACGTTTGTACAGCATGGCCTTGTGGGCGTATGCCCACTCGGCGGGGCTTGTCACGCCAGCTGCGGCCTCTAAGTTCGACAAACCAGAGCCCTGCAAACTGGATTTCTGGGTGGCCAGGTCGGTGTTGACCTCGATCATCGCCGTGGTCAACTCAGTGGCCAGCATGTCTACCAGGTACTCCGCCGGCAGGCGGTAACCCTTCTGAAACTCAGCCACGGAGAGGTTCGGCCAAAAGCCGTCGTTCTCAATCGCCTGTTCCACGAATGTGGTGGGTTTCCCGGAAAAGCTCATTGCTGGCCACTCAAATAGGGCGGGAAGCCTGTTTTCAGTGGGACGGTCCATAAATGGGCGGCTCACTTCCACAGGTTCCCGCTGGGGGGGTAGTCGGTTATTCGGTGGCCGGATTAGCGGCCGCTTGTTTTTCCAAGGCCCTGCGGACCTCTTTGATGCGTGTGTTATTGCCGGCCTGTGCGTACAGCTCCGTCGAACGCTCCAGATGCTTGAGCGCGACGTCCCACTGCTTGGCCTCCATGGCCAGCATCCCGATCAACTTGTGGTACTTGCTGGGGATCTGTTCAGTCAGTTGCCATTTGCCGTCGACAAACGGCAACAGATTGGACAGGTACGGCTCAGGGCTGCGCTGGGCGGTGTATTCGGCATACGCCCACTCACACACGGCGTCGGCAACAAAGGTCTGGATATCCCGGCGCTTGAACCGCTCCGGCATTTGCTGGCCCTGTTCCATCAGGAAGTCCGCCAGTTCCAGGGCGTCATCGAACTGAGCGGTATCGAACAGCCAGACCATGACCTGTACCGCAACACGGTTCGGGAAATTCAGCCCCGATTCGCAGTAACGCTGGACGTATTCCTGGTACTTAGGCAGCAGCTCTTCGCGCTTCAGCGCCTGGCGCCCGGCCAGGCCATTGATGGCACTGATGCGCTCCAGATCTTGGTCCAACGCCGCTTCCTGCAGCAGCAAATGCTTGCGGGCATTAGCAGGGCTACTCAGCGCGTCGGCCGGGGTGTACGCCATGGCCGCACCCGAGAGGGCAGCGGCAGCAGCGGTTACACCCATGGCCAAGGTGCGGCGCTTGTGCGCCAGGGCCAGGCTCACGCTACGAGCTCCACGTTTTCAGTCAGCGCGATCTTCTCCAGTTGCTCGATCACGTAACCTTCGTTGCGGCTGTTGTAGTCCTCGACGCGGGAGCGTTTCGGGTTGTCGACCGCCTGCTTACGCCAGCTGGAGTCCTGGAAGTAGATCGACAGGTTGTCCCAGCTGGTGACCAGCACAGCGTTGACCGGGAAGTTCGGCACACTGAACGAAGGCAGGCCGCCGTAGGTAGCGATCACCTGCAGGTTTTCGATGCGCTCTTTTTCGGTCGGGGTGTCGCCCTGTTTGGTGTACAGCTTGGCCTTGTCAGCCGCCAACAGGTCGGAACCGATGATCGCCACCAGGTCGCCGTCTTCGCGCAGAATCTCGTCGACCATTTGCTTGGTGTCGTGCACCAGGGCATCGAGGTTGGCATAGTCGCCGCCGGCGCCGAGTTTCACCTTGCCTGCGGTGGCGCCTTCTTTGAGCACCTGCTGCGGAGCCTGCTCACGCAGTTGCTGCAGCCAGCCCTTGTTCACGTCCTGCAGCTTTGGATTCGCGGCCAGATCGGTCTGGGGTGCTGCGTGAGTGCCGTGGAAGCCGATCACGATACGGTCTTGGGCAATACGCTTCTGCACAGCCGCGGAGTAGCGATCCTGGAAGTCCGGAAACTTCGCCCAAGCATCGATCTTCGCGTACGGCAGGCCGACGTCGGACTGCGTGTCGCTCAGTTCGTAGGTGGTGTTTTCCAACGCCGAAGCATCCTTGGCTTCGCGGTCGGTGGTCTTGGTGTTGGTGCGGCCGGTCACCGGGCCGTTGACACCAATGAACACCTTCTCACCCTTGATCTCGCTGACCGGCACGACGTTGATGCGCTCGAGAAAGTCGGCTTTGGCGGTGATCGAGTCGTTCAGCTCTTGAGCGATCGAAGGTTCAACGCTGAAAGTCTTGCTGGCGCGCTCAATACCGTAGGTTTCGGCGATCGCTTCCTGCAGCGCGGCGTACTGCTTGGCGCCCTTGGCGCTCAGTGGCTGGCCCATGTCAGAGCACCCGTTTTTTGGCAGGGGTCACAGGACCGGGGTTGCGCGGCAACTGGCGCCCGGTTGGGGTGTTCTGCAGTGCGGTGAACTGCTTTTGCAGCTTCGCCAAACCGGCCAGAACAGCCTTGTTGCCGGAGTTTCGGCTGAGGTTCTTTTCTTCCTCAGCGGTGGCGATGATCACGTCGACAGCACTTTGCACGTCGTCGACCGGCTCCTGCTCGATCTCGGGTACAACTTCAGCGAAACCGTCGACCAGGGCCTGCAGACCAGCAGTCACGATCAACTGCTGTTCAATCAGGGCCTGAATAGCCTTGGCTGTAGCTTCATCCATTGGGGGTTTGCTCTCTGTGGGGGATTGCGGGTTTGCGGGGATTTCTTCGATGCCGAAGCGTTTGAACAACCCCGTAAACGCGGTGATCAGCTTCTGCAGTTCGCCTTGTGGCTGGGTGTCACGCAGGGTGCCCAACTCAACCGAGGCCGCGTAATACGCGGTCTGGTTGGTTTTTCTGGAAAAGTAGAGTTCCTGTGTGCCAAGGCTGGCCGGCTCGTCAGTGACTGCCAGGCCGGTCAGATAGGCTTTGCCGCTACCAGCGAAGTTCGGGGTAATCTCGATACTGGTGAACAGCTTCTGACCCTGGTCATTCAGGTACAGCAACCGGTCGTTGGGCTTGAGCTGGGCTTCAAGGGCAATTTGCCCTTCTTCCAGGTCATCACTCTCTTCCACCAGGCGCACCGCGTAGACGGTGCCGTGGGAACCACTCCAGCGTTCGTGGTCGCACCAGATCACAGCCGTGTATTTGGACGGTTTGTAGGTCTCGGCGATATCGCGCAGTTCCTGGGGAAGGATCTCGCGACCATCAGCGGTGGTGCCGCTGGTGGCGACACGTTTCCAGAACGAAACAAGGGAACGGGGCATGGGCGATAACTGCGCTCAATCGGTGGTTTGAGCCGCCAAGATATGGAGCAAAACGCCCCCTAACAAACGGTTCAATTACGCGTTCCTCCTAGATCCACGATCTAGGTTGATCGCAGAATTTAACCCCGCGTTTTCGCCGTTTTCGCCGCATAGACTGCGGCCCATGTACTACTCGACCGAAGTTAAAGAAGCCGCCAAACGCCTGTTTCTGCGCCGCTGTAAGGCCAAGGAAATTCAGGCGCAACTCAACCTGCCCAATATCCGGATCGTTTACTACTGGATCCGACAAGGTGGGTGGGAGGACATGCTGTCGGATGAGGAGCCGCTGACCGCTGTTGGCCGGCGTATCACCTTGCTGCTGGACAAGGTGGGCAGCCTTTCCAAGGACGATCTAAACGAACTTGACCGGCTGACCGTCGTGCGCGAACGACTGCTGAAGCAAGCGGCCAAACCGGCGCCGGTGGCCGTGACGTTCGGTGACGAAAAGGGCGAATCTGAAGAACCTCGCCAGCGATCGCGTGGTGACCGCTCCGGGCGTGGCGAAGGCGGCGGCAAGAAGAAGGAAAAGAAGGCCAAGAACGACATCAGCGGGCTGACCGAAGTCGACTTCCTGGATAAGTTCATCAGCAAGATGTACCGCTACCAGCAGGAGCTGTTCGCGGCCAAGCAGAACCCGCTGACTTGCCGGATCCGCAACATCCTCAAAAGTCGTCAGGTCGGCCTGACCTACTACTTCGCCGGCGAAGCGTTCATGGACGCGGTGTTGAGTGGCGACAACCAGGTCTTTCTGTCGGCCAGCAGATCGCAGTCCGAGATTTTCCGCAGCTACATCATCCAGTTCGCCAAGCAGTGGTTCGACATCGAGCTGACCGGCAACCCGATCGTGCTGAGCAACGCCGCCGAACTGCGCTTTCTCAGCACCAACAGCAGCACCGCCCAGGGCTACCACGGCCACGTCTACGTCGACGAATATTTCTGGATCCGCGATTTCGAAAAACTCAGCACCGTGGCCAGCGCCATGGGCACCCACAAGAAATGGCGCAAGACCTATTTCTCGACGCCCAGCGCAGTTTCGCACCAGGCCTACCCGTTCTGGACCGGCGAAGAATTTCGCAACAGCAAGCGAGGGAAAAAGATCGGCGGCACCTGGCCGATCGAAGCATCGTATTCACAGGGCGCTCTGTGTCCGGACGGCCAATGGCGCAAGACCATCACGATTCAGGATGCAATCGACGGCGGATGCGATCTGTTCGACCTCGAGCAGCTGCAGCTGGAGTACGACGAGGACAAATTCCAGCAGCTCTTTTACTGCAAGTTCATTGACAGCACACAGAGTGCGTTCGGCCTCAAGGATCTGGAGCGCTGCTATTCCGACCTGTCGTTGTGGGAAGACTACAAGCCCGACGAGGAACGACCGTTCGGCAACAGCCCGGTCTGGCTGGGTTACGACCCGAGCCGCACCCGCGACGACGCGACGTGCGTTGTCATCGCCCCGCC